GGAATATAGCAAGATCAAAACAGTATCAACCCAAGGATCAGACTGATGTTCCCACACCGTTTTGATTTCATCGTTGGTGAACGGAAGGCGGCTGGTGGGCGGTATTGGATCAGAAGTCAGAAGTTCGGAGAAGCACCGGTTTATTATATCCATTTCAAGGGCGAACCGGTCAAGGTGGCCCCACAGGTTCTTGATGGCCGCTTGGGTGCTATACCCTTTCCCACAACCATCAATGGTTTCTTGCATTTGGTAGGATCGCAGTTGCTTGTAAGGTTTGTTCACATACGCTGAACAATGCTTGAACGCTGAACAGAGGGAAGAACGATTGGATTCACCCAGCTTCGGGGCCTTCTTCTCTTTCCAGAGGTCAAAAAGCTGTTGAAGGGTGATCTTGGCCCGGTCAACATCCCAAGGATCACGGTTGTATTCAGCAAGCATGATGTTCCCGGCTTCACGGGTTTCAGCATAGCCGATAATGTCATAGATGGGGTGGCCTTTGTCATTCCAACCTATGGTTTTCTTCACAATGTATGGGCGGCGGCGCTGGCCTGATAGCTTTGCAACCGTTCCATACCCGTTTGGATTTCGCATTATATCACCTGAACTTTCAAAATTGGGTATGGCAAAGCTAAACCCCATGTGATATAATGTTCAAAGGCGTTTGAAACATTAACTTCAAAAGGGTTTGTTTCGCCTGACCGCTTCCGGTGTGCAAGACCGGGGGCGGTCATTTTTTTTTTGCATTTGTTCCATATCCGTTCCGCTTAAAATCCTTGCGGGGTGCGGCTTTGAGAGAATGGAACACTTGGAACGGATATTATATTACTTCAAAGAGTAGATAAAAAAAATATAAAAGAAAAAGAGTATATAGAGAACCGGCGCTTTATCTGTTCCACCTGTTCCAAAGCCTTGATTTTCCTGTGTTTTCAGGGATTGGACGGCGGAACGGATGTGGACAGATCGAGTTTGGCAAGTTCACCTTTGACCTGTTCCAGAACTTCAGGATATTCAGAATCAGGGTTCATGGAATATTGATCTTCGTATTCTTTCAGGGTGTTCAGATACCGGTTCCAATGGGTGGCTTTGGCCTTTGCGGTTTTCAATTCATCGATCTTGGCTTTCTGATCGGAATAGGAATCTAACAAAACCCGTTCTTTCTGACTATCAGCCGCCTTGAAGAAAGAAGCTGGAAGATCAGATGTGTAAGGGATGATCCCGGCCTTGGCCGCTTGATCCACCGTCAGGGCTATTTGCATACCATATTCATAGCGGGAAAAAAATGTTTCAAGGTTCTTCGTCTTTTCAAAGATGTTCAAACAATCTTGAACAATCCGCACATGGTTTTTGGCTTCTGCTACGGTGTAGGCCCCCGGCATGGATTTAATAGCCCGTTCCGGGTTCAGATTGGAATGAACCTGAACGGCGGGTTCTGTTTTGGGTGGGGCCTTCTGTTTTGGCTTTCTTTTTCGCAGAAGCAGGAACAGGAAGAACCCCATAATGACATCCATTATGATGAACACGGGGCGGAGTTCTGGCGCTTCCGTAAAAAACATGATTGTGTAGACGATAAACCCGAAACTGAAAAAGAAGATTCCAAAGCCTTTCAAAAACTTCTTCATCCAGCCACCTTCTATCTAATATCACTTTGGAAGGCTACGGCTTTTCCAAGAATCCTGATATGATTCAGTTCTTCGCCTGTGTAACGCATGGTTTTATACTTTGGATTTTCAGCGAACAACAACAGTTCGTTTTCTTCAGGATTATATTGAACACGCTTCAATGTGGCTTCATCACCAATCAGGACAGCGGCAATTTCACCATCATCCACCATTTCCTGTTTTCTGATGAACACAATATCCCCGTCATAGATTCTGGCCCCGATCATGGAATCACCCTTAGCCTTCAAGCAGAAATCAGCATGAATGTTTGTACCAGCTTCCACATACAGTTCCTTTTCTTCGTTGGCAAGGATAGGGGTTCCACAAGCAATATTCCCAAGTAATGGGAACTTTCGCTTTTCAATTCTAAATAGGTTATCCAATTCAACTTCTTCTTTCCAGCCCATTAAATAGGCCGGTGTGGTGTGAAGAACTTTCGCCAAGTCTGCTATTTTATCACGGCGCATATTGGCAATAATCCCATTTTCCCATTTCCGAACGGTGCTTTTACCTACGCCAACAGCATTGCCCACCTGTTCAAGAGTAAGATTATTTTCTTCACGCAAAGCCTTGATTTTTTGGCCCATAGTCAAATCAGCCACATCAACACCCCTTTCACGGTTAGTAACAACAGTATAACCGCAATGTGTCTTTTTTGCAACCCCTAAAGCGAAAAAACAAAAAAAGTTTCTTTTAATCCACAAATGGGGTTGACAAGCGACAAGGGGTGTGATACTATGATGGTGTCCTAAAGGACACGGCAAAAGCAAATAAGACACCGAAAGGGGTATATGAGATATGAAGTTTTTTTTACAATTTGCTGGATGGTTTTGAGGAACCGAATCGCTTTTATGATGAACAGACCATTCGCCGCTTCCGTGTTTACCCGGCAACCCCGGAAATTGAAAAGGAAGCCTATGAAAATCCCCATTCCGATTTGTGGCCGGTGCATGACATTCATAACAACAGTACCGAACCGGTTGATTGTAAAGATATTGATGAAGCGTACCGGTACATTCTGGAATCAGAAAACACTTCCGTTTATGAATATGTTCATGATCTTTAAGCCGAAACGGGCCTGATGGTCCGTCCACCGGAACCGCCCCACCGGTGCTGATGATGGCAGGGCAACAGCGACAACATGAGCGCCCCCGGTTTATGGGTTCGGGTATTGGGTATCAATCCCCATGTAAAAGGTATGACCGCCCGGAAATTGCTTGTTGGGGCTTTGGCTGTTCTATTTTTGAAGAAAGGATGTGAGCGAATGAACAAGGCCCGCTTGGAATATGAAATGTCTGTTCGGGGTGTCACCCGTGCCAAGCTGTGTGAAGTCCTTGGGATTTCCCGATCCGCCTTTTACCGAAAGTGTAATGGGGGTTCGGAGTTCACCCAAGGCGAGATTCAGAAGATCGTGGATTTTCTGAACCTTGAAACCCCAGTGGGAATTTTTTTTGATGCGAAAGTGTCCTAAAGGACACCGTAAGGAGTAAGAACCATGAATGAAGTCAGTTTGAAACCGGTCATTGATGAACTTGAAACCTTGTTTTCAAAGTTCAACAAAGCCTTCTTTGAAGGGAAGCTGGAAAAGCCTGTGATCACCGTTTCCCCGGATCATACCCGTGGGGCCTATGGGTGGTGTACCGGTTGGAAGGCGTGGCAAGACGGCACCAAGGAAGGCGGCTATTACGAAATCAACCTGTGCGCCGAATACCTGAACCGCCCCTTTGAAGAAACCTGTGGAACCTTGCTTCACGAAATGGTTCACCTTCAGAACCTTCAGGACAATGTTCAAGACACTTCCCGTTCTGGTTCCTACCACAATCGGAAGTTCAAGGAAACCGCTGAAGCCCACGGGCTGACCGTGGAGAAAGGCGAAAAGTACGGATGGCACAAAACCACCCTGAACCCGCAAGCAGAAGCCTTTGTGAAATCCCTTGGCAAGTCCGGGTTCTGTCTGGTTCGACCCCGTACCAATCCGCTGAAGGGTTCCCGGAAGGGGGGGGGATCAAGTTCCCGTAAGTATGTTTGCCCCTGTTGCGGAACCATCATCCGGGCCACCAAGGAAGTTCATGTTCTCTGTGGGGAATGTGAAGTGGCCTTTGAAGAACAGGAGTGATAACCAATGATGATTACCCGCCAAGTTCGGTGTAAAAAGTGCGGGGAAATGTTTCCCCTGACCTATCCCGAAAAGCTGTCCGACATTGGCCGGGATGTTATTTCTTACTGTCCGCCGTGTTTACACACGGAAATCTTGAAAAATGAAAGGAGTACGCACAATGACCACCTTTGCAGAGCGTTTGAAGAACGCTATGGAACAGGCCAATATGAGCCAATCCGCCCTGTCTGAACAGGCCGGGGCTTCCAAGGCCGCTATCAGCCAATACCTTTCCGGGAAGAACACCCCCGGCCCTGACCGTATCAAAGCCCTTGCGGATGCAACCGGCGTTTCCTTTGATTACCTGATGGGTTATGGAGCCGCCCCTGTTGCGGAACCGCCCATCAAGAAGATCAGCGTGAAGGAAGCCGCCCGGTGCATGGGTAAATCTGATCAGTTCGTTAGAATCGGCCTTCAGCGTGGCCTTCTTCCCTTCGGGAACGCTGTTCCCGGAACCGGTGCTTGCTGGAATTACTACATCAACCCCACCAAGTTCCGTGATTATGTGGGTGCTGATCAGTTCAATTCCTTCTTCGGCCTTACGGCCTGAAAGGGGAACACCGATGGATAACACCCGTGATAAATTGTTGGATTTGATCAGGAACGCCACCAACATTGATATGATTTGCTTCTTCGCCATTATCTATGTGGTTGCGCCCGATTCCCCCCCTATACGCCTATCGCCACCCGTGGCGAACTGAAGAAGGCAATTAAGCAGTTGCGGAGCGCCCAGCATAGCCCGGATTGCCCCGCTGAAATGTCTGAAGGCTTTGAAACGGCGATTCAGTACATCCGCCGTGAATGGCTTCACCAATGAAAGGATGGTTTATATGCTTCAGATCGGAATGATCGTTAAAATCTTGCCTGATGCGGAATACAGCGGCAAGTTCACCGGCTACATCGGCAAGGTGAAGAATTACTTTTCGCAGAACAAGAAGGTTGGCGTGGAACTTTTTCAGCAGACAAATGACGCAAGTTCCAAGGGCCTGTTTTGGTTCTCTGAATCCAAGGTGGTTGCGGCGGGTAGTCTGCCTGATGCCATGATGGAATATATCAAGGCCGATCTTAACGCCACCTTTGGCGTTGCAAATCACATCCGCCGTTCCCGTCAGACCGGCCTTCCGCAGATCAAGAAGGTCATTTATAGCGGCCCCAAGACAATCATTCTGTGGGCCGACAACACCAAAACCATTGTTTCCTGTGGGGAAGCGGATTCCTATGACTACTATTCCGGTTTCTGTGCCGCTGTGGTCAAGAAACTGTTCGGTTCCACCACCCACGCCAAAAAGGTTTTGGGTGATTCCATTCAGATCAATGATTAACCTGTTTCAGCACCAGCAACAGGCCCTTGATGAAACCGAGGGGAAGAACCGGGTGGCCTATTACCTTGATATGGGCCTTGGGAAAACCTTTGTTGGTTCCGAAAAAATGATGAAGCTGAACAAGCGGATCAATCTGGTGGTGTGCCAATGTTCAAAAGTTCAAGACTGGATTGAACATTTTCAAGACCACTACACCCGGAATTGTGTGTTCGACCTGACCAACCCCAAAACCTTCAAATGGTTCTTTGAACAGGTTCAGCATGAAGTTCCAACCCTGATGATTGGCGTGATCAACTACGAACTGACCTTCAGGCGGAATGTGCTGAAAACCCTAACCGGCTTCACGCTGATGTTGGATGAAAGTTCCCTGATCCAGAACGAGAACGCCAAACGGTCAAAGTTCATTCTTGGGCTGAAACCGGATAATGTGATCCTTCTGTCAGGCACCCCCACGGGCGGCAAGTATGAAAACCTGTGGAGCCAATGCCAACTGTTGGGGTGGAAGATTTCAAAAGAACTGTTCTGGAAGCAGTACATTCAAACGGAATGGGTTGAAACCGATGGATTTTGGCGGCAACAGATTACCGGCTATAAGAATGTTGACCGGCTGAAGATGAAGCTGGCCGAACATGGGGCCGTTTTCATGACTACCGAACAGGCCGGGATCAGCCTTCCAAAACGGAACTGGATTAAGGTCAAAACCCGCCCTTCACCCCTTTATTGGAAGTTCTGGAATGATCGCTATATTGCGATTGACAGCGCCAACCTTGGTGAATTTGAACTGGATGCGGATTTCTACGGTTCCAATGCCCATTGTGAACGGGAATTGATCGGTGATACCAGTTTGACCCGCCGCCTTTACGCCCGTCAGCTTTGCGGCCTATATAACCCGGCCCGTTATGAAGCCTTCCGGGATTTGGTGAACAGTACGGAAGATCGCTTGATCGTGTTCTATAACTTCACGGAAGAAATGGAACGCCTGAAGGGGATTGCCAAGGGCCTGAACCGGCCTGTGTCTGTTCTTTCCGGTGAAGAAAAGAACTTGGATGCTTACCGATACCAGCACAATAGCATTACCTTCATTCAGTATCAGGCCGGTGCAATGGGCGGTAACTTTCAGCTTGCCAACAAAATCATTTACTTCAGCCTTCCCCAAGGTTCGGAATTGTGGGAGCAATCCCAAAAGCGTATTCACCGCCTTGGGCAAGAACGGCCCTGTTTCTATTACCTGATGATCTGTCCGGGAACGGTTGAAGAAGATATTCTTTCCACTTTGGAAATGAGAAAGGACTATACCGATGAACTATTCAGAAAGTATGAGCAAGCGGCAACAGCGCCGCAAAGCCCTTAACCAGCGGTTCAGGCGGATGTTCCTTGTGGCCCTTCTGATGGGCCTTGCAATGGGGTTTATATTTGGGCGCTGTTCTGCTGTCAACAGCAAGGCCCCGGATGCTCCCATTGAACCGGATCAGCTTACCGCCGTGACCCCGGATGTGATCTTGGAGCCGGTGGAAACTCCGCTGGTGGAAGAACCCGCTGAACCTGAACCGGTGCTGTTGGGCAGTTTCAGAATTACCGCCTATTGTTCCTGTGAAAAGTGTTGCGGTGAATGGGCCAAGAACCGGCCCAACGGCATTGTGTATGGTGCCGCTGGTGTGGAACTGAAAGCCGGTGTTTCCTGTGCTTCCCCGCTTCCCTTGGGAACCGTGGTGGAAGTGGAAGGCTTGGGTGAATACATCGTTCAGGATCGCCCCGCCCAATGGGTGATTGACAAATACGGTGAAAACCAGATCGACATTTATTTTGACAACCATGAAGCCGCTTCCGCCTTCGGCCTGAAGCAGTTGAATGTTTATCTGAAAGGAGAACCCGAAAAATGATCAAATGTGAAAATGCTTGCCCCCGTGGAAAATTTGATGGGTGTTGCCACAAATGCCCGGATTTCCACACTTGTCCTGATTCCTGTCAGGAAAACCCGAACGCCTGTGGTTCGGCCACCTTTGATGAAGAAACGGCCCTTCAGGAGTTCAAGAACACCCAGCTTGCCACCCTGAACGCCATTGCTTCCCTGACCGCCCACAAGAAGGCTATTGAGGATCAGGAAAAGGAAATGAAGGCCAAGCTGTATGAAGCAATGGTGAAGTTCGGCGTGGATAAGTTTGAATCCGATGTTCTGAACCTTACCCTTGTGAAGCCCACCAATGCCACCAGCATTGATTCCGCCAAGCTGAAGAAGAAATACCCGGACATTGCTTCCGAGTGTTCCAAGACCACCGCCAAGGCCGGTTATGTGAAGATCACCCTGAAGGAAGGTGGGCAGTAATGACCGTTGAACAGATTGAACTTCGGAAGATTTTAACCCAAATGTTGGCGGATAACGGGATCAACCGTGAAACCATCAAAGGCTTTGTGGAAGAAATTGTTTCTGAAAAAGTTGATCGGGCGATTGACCGGATTATTCATGAAACCAACATGGATTCTCTTGTGAGAACAACGATTCAGAACACTATCAACCGCACCATTTCTGATGAAGTGAGCTGGAATGTTCGCCGGGTGCTTGGAAGGGTTTCAATTTCCATTGAAACCCACGGGAACTTCAGGGGTGAAGCCGATGGAAAAGCAGATTGATATTTGTGCCACCTGTGTTCACGATGAACCCGGTTATTGCTCCGTCATTGGCACCATTCCCCATTGCTGTTCCCGCCATTGGCATTGCGAACCGGGAAAAGCCGCAAAGGACTATGTTCCCAAACAGGAAGAAGGTGAAGCTGATGGCAAGGGATGAAGTATGGGATGCCCTGAAAGATCATGCCAAACAGGTTCATTCAGAACGGGTTGCAAAGAACCCTGACCGGATAGCCTATGCCATTCAGCAGTTTGAAGCCCACGGCATTGAATACCAACTGAAGAATGAGCAAACCGGACATTTCCATTGTTGGCGGAAGTCTGATGATAAACTGTTCCAATTCTACGCTGGAACAGGAAAAATTCAGGGCTTCACCCAAGTCAGAGGTATTCACAGCCTGATTCAGATGTTGGAGGGTTGAGCCGTGGCCGGTGAAAAAAACTTTGAAAACCGCCTGAAGAAGTGGCTGGAATCTGAAGGGATATACCCCTTGGGTGAACCTGTTGATCGCATGAGCGCCCCGCCCTGTGGCTTCTATGAAAAGCGCTGGGGTGGAAGCCGGTATGTGAAAAGCGGCCTTCCCGATATGCGGATCACCGTGAAGGGCATTGCCCTTGAAGTGGAGTTGAAAGCCACTAACGGAACCCCATCTGTGCTTCAGAAGCGTAATATTCGCCAAATCAATAATAGCGGCGGAATAGCAATGGTGCTATACCCACAAGGGTTTGACACATTCAAAGACATAATAAAGGGGGTGAAATCGTGTCCACAAGATTTTCCCATAGCCGGGTTGAAGTGTTTGATCGTTGCCCATTCAAATATCGGTTGCGATATGTTGATGGATTAGACACGATCCCGAACACGGATGCAGACAACGCCCTGATCCTTGGCACCGCCCTTCACACCGGCATTGAAGAAGGGGTTGAACAAGCCCTTGACTTCTACAAGAACAGCTTCCCGGTTCTGACGGATGATCACATTCATGAAATGATGAAGTTGGAAGCCATGATCCCAAAGGCAAAGGCCATGTTGCCACCAGGCGGAACCTTTGAACTTCCAATCGGGAACGCTGATTTCATCGGCTTTATGGATTATCTGGTTCCCGTGGGGAAGGGCCTGAAGCTGGATGGCCTGATCACTGGTGAAGATTTGAATGAATTTGAAGCGTTTGATCTGTACGATTTCAAGTATTCCAACAACGCCAAGAACTACGCCGTTTCCGGTCAGCTTCACGAATACAAGTATTGGTATGAACTGACCCATCCCGGCCACCGGATCAGGAATATGTATTTCCTGATTGTTCCCAAGCCCAAGATCAGGCAGAAAAGCACCGAAACCCTTTCCCAATTCCGTGACCGCTTGCAAGCGGCCTTGAAAGATGCTGAACCAACGCTGATGCCGGTTCAGTACAACCCCATGAAGATTGTGGACTTCCTGACCGATGTGAAGCACATGGTTGAAGCCACAGACTTTCCCAAGAACCCAAACCATTTTTGTGGATGGTGTGAGTATGAAGAATATTGTCAGAAAGGATGGGATTATATGTTACTTCCCAAGAATGAACGCCGTGATCTGAACGCCACCAAGAAGAAGGTTGTGTGGCTTTACGGCGCACCCTTCAGCGGCAAAACCTTCTTTGCCAATCAGTTCCCCGATCCCCTGATGTTGAACACGGATGGCAACATCAAGTTTGTGGATGCCCCCTATATCGCCATTCGTGACACCGTTACGGTGGAAGGCCGTATCACCAAGCGCAAGTTGGCCTATGAAGTGTTCATGGATGCCGTGGCCGAACTGGAAAAGAAACAGAACGATTTCCGAACCATCGTGGTTGACCTTCTGGAAGATGTTTATGAATCGTGCCGGGTTTACATCTGTGACCGTCAGGGCTGGAAGCATGAATCTGATGATTCCTTCCGTGCGTGGGATATGGTCAGAAGTGAGTTCCTGAACACCCTGAAGCGGCTTGTGAATCTGGACTATGAAAACATCATCCTGATCAGCCATGAGGACAGAAGCCGTGACCTGACCCGCAAGGGCGGCGATAACCCAAGGGCTTCTTCGGGGTGATTCCCCGGCCAAGATTACCACGGCCATTCAGAAGCAGTTTGGGGTTCACCGTTACAAGGCTGGACGGCTGGTGAATACGGAAACCACCTATTTCAACGCCGTTGCCACCAAAGAGAGTTACAAGGATTTGGATGTTGAAATGGTGGAAATCATTGAAACGCTGGATTCCCATACCTGTTCCATTTGTGGTGGGCTTGATGGTACGGTGATCCCCATTTCCCAATATGAACCCGGCGTGACTGTGCCGCCGTTCCATCCCAACTGTCGAGGAACTACGGCCCCGGCCATTGATCCCAAGTATGCCGGTGAAAGAGCCGCCCGGAACGCTGATGGGGATGTGTACTATGTTCCCGCCAACATGAAATATGCTGATTGGGCTCAGACCTTCGTGAACGGCGGTTCCAAGGCTGGCTTGACCGTTGCAACCGGGGCCGGTGTTGCCAAAACGCTTCGTGACTACAACACCGAGTTTGGAAAGAAGTTCGGCAAAGACCATTATGATCAGATTCGGGATCGGGTGGACGCTTGCCAAAGTCCTGACCTTCAGGCCGCTTGGGATAAGTATGAAACCAAAATCAAGGTTGCAAAAGCTGACCATAAAGGCGGCGCATACTGTCAGGGTGATAACATCTATGTGAATATTGCGGCGGATGCAAAGGGCCGTTCTTGGAGCGCCCCGTATGCAACAACCTTCCATGAAAGCGGCCATGCCATTGATGGCCTTGCGGCCCAGCTTGGAAGCGTAAATGGGCAATGGCACCTTTCTTCCACTTATAAAAATGGCCTGTTCCCCCAGACTATCAAAGATGAAGTGAATGATTGGGTGAACGCCGTCCTTTCCGATATGAAAGCCCATAAAGATGATTTTCCCTATTGGGTGCAGAAAGGTTGGATGAACCAAACCACCGCTGATTATTACCTTCAGTATGGTGGATTCAAGGTGAAGAAAGCCTATGCCTACGCCGCCATTCAGAAAGAAGTGAAATCCCTTACCCCGTTGCAGTACGGTGATCTTTCTGATATATTAGAAGGTGCTACCCGTGGAAAAATCCAATGCGGCATTGGTCATGGTGCTGGTTCTTATTGGACAACCCGATCTTATAACGGGATTGATTGGGGCCTTGCCACGGAAGCCTTTGCGGAAATGACTTCTGCCACCATGACTTCCCCGGAAAGTTTGGCAACTATCAAGAAGTATTTGCCCAAATCTTATGGGGTGTATGAAGATATGCTGAAGCTGATTGCAAATCAGCCGTGAAAGGGGTGTTGAATGTGGTTGAACTGATTGAACAATATGTTGAACGATTCCATGAGAACTTCCCGTTGTTCGCCCTGATGGGTATGGAAGAATCGGAAGTGGAAGCCATTATTCAGGATTGTTTGGATAAGGGAACCCCTTACCGGCCCCCTGATTTGGACGAAAAATCCCTATATTGATGATTTGACCACCCCGGCCTTCTGGCCGGTGGTGGTTTTTTCATACCATTTTCGCCGTTTCCCGGTGGTGGGCGGTAAACAGAACCGGAAAAATCGTGGTTCCTAACCCACGGTAAAAAAGGATTTTGGAGGTAACAACAATGACTAAAGAAAAGCTGTTGGAATGGGGCCTGACTGAAGAACAGGCCACAAAGGTTATGGAGGGCTTGAACGGTTCCTTCGTCACCAAGGCCCGGTTCAATGAGGTCAACACCGAACTGACCGCCGCCAAGAACACCATTAAGGAGCGTGACACCCAGCTTGAAACGCTGAAGAAGGCTTCCGGTGACACCAAGGCGCTTCAGGATCAGATCACCCAGCTTCAGGCCGACAACAAGAAGAAGGACGAGGATCACACCGCTGAACTGAAAAATCTGAAAATCAGCAATGCGGTTGAACTGGCCCTGACCGGAGCCAAGGCAAAGAACAACACCGCTGTCAAGGCGCTGTTGGTTGACTTTATCGGAAAGGCAGAACTGGCGGAGGATGGAACCGTCAAGGGCCTTGATGATGAAGTGAAGAAGCTGGTGGAAGGCAAGGACACGGCTTTTCTTTTTGAGAAGTCCACCGGCACCAAGTTCAAGGGTGCCAAATCCGCTGAAAAGGGTGATCCCAATGGTGGCAATGATGCTATGACGCTGGAAAAGCTGAAAGCCATGAACCCCTTGGATCGCTACAACTATTCCGTCAATCATCCTGACGAATACAAAGAACTTTATGGAGGTAATGAGTAATGGCAAATACTACTTACGATAATTTCTATCTGTCCAACGAAATTGAAGATCAGTACCAGAGCCACCTGAATCTTCAGCAGTTTTGCACCATCGACAACAACCTGACCGGTGTTGCTGGTATGGTTCGCAAGATTCACAAGTACAAGGCCACCGATGGCACCGAGAAGCTGACCATGGGCGTTGGCAACACCAAGACCATTGAAGCCGGTTACACCGAAAAGGAATACCGTATTCAGATGGCCCAGAACCGCTTCCAGTATTACGATGAAGAAGCCATGACCGATCCCATGGTTATCACTACTGGCACCCAGCACGCCGGTACTGATATGTTCAACACCGTCAATGCTGACATTTTCAGCGCCTTCAATGAGGCCACCATGACCATTGTGACCACCGCCCTTGGCTTTGATGCCTTTGTGGACGGTGCCGCCATGCTGAATCTGGAAAACCTTGAAGGCGTGACCATTTTCGGCTTCGTCAATCCCGCTGATATGGCGAAACTTCGTAAGGCCCTGAAGGACGATCTGAAGTATGTGGAAGCATACGCCAAGCAGGGCTATGTTGGCACCGTTGGCGGTATCAACATCTACACCAAGAAGAACGCCGAAACCGGCAAGGTGGTTATTGCCACCAAGGAAGCCGTTACCTTGTTCAATAAGAAGGGTACGGAAGTGGAGCAGGAGCGTGAAGGCAATATCCGCCGCAACACGGTTTATTCCCGTAAGTATTACCTTGCGGCTATGACCAATGAAGCCAAGGCGGTTATGATCATCACCGGTTCCGCCGCTGTCACAACGGATGAAACTGTTACCACTTCCAAGACCTACTATGCCAAGTCCGGTATTGGCTATGTCAAGGTTACGCCCGGTAAGAATGACAACCCCAAGACCAAGGGTTGGTACGAAATCACGGCGGCGTAAGAAAGGCGGTGAACCCCGTTGCGTGATAAAGCGGTTGCAATGCTAACGGCCCTTGGCGTGGCGGGGGCCGCTGATGATCCGTTGTTGGATATGGTTTTGACCAATGTTCAATGGAGGATCAAAAACCTTTCCAACCTTTCCGAAATCCCGGAGGGGTTGGAAAGTCTGGCCGTTTCTATGGCCGTGGGCGAATACCTGAACATGAAGAAGTGTTCTGGACAGCTTGAAGGGTTTGATTTGGATGCGGCGGTGAAATCCATTCAGGAAGGTGACACCAACATTACCTTTGCCCTTGGTGAAGGTAGTTCAACCCCTGAACAGAGGTTGAACAGCCTGATTGATTATCTGATCAACGGGCGCATTGGTGAAATCTACCGTTATAGGCGGTTGGTATGGTGAATAAGGCCGTGCGAACCGCCTTGGAACGGTTGTGGAAGGATCGGTGTTCTATCTTCATCCGTGAGGAAGTCACCGATCCTGTCACCCACCTGACGGATTCTGAAGAAAAGCCGCTTCTTCAGGATCAGCCGTGCAAGCTGTCTTTTGAAACATTAACTTCAACCAATGGGGATGAAGTGGCAACCGCCCAACAGGTGGTGAAGCTGTTTCTTTCCCCGGATGTGAAGGTTCCCGCAGGATGCAAGATCATTGTCACCCGTCCAAATGATATGGAACGAACCTTCACCTATGCCCGTTCCGGTGAACCGGGCGTGTTTTCCAACCATCAAGAAATCATGCTTGAACCCTTCAGGGGGTGGGCCTGATGGGAAGATGGGGCCGGTGTGATTACCGGGAATTGAAGAAGCTGGATGAACGCCTTCAACAGCTTTCGGAAGTTGACATGGATCGGCTTTGCCGGGATGCCGCCAAGAAGATCGCCCAAATCCTTCTGAATAAGGTGAAGAAAAGAACCCCCGTTGGTGTGGTTCCGCCGTATGCTACGGATGAAGCCAAGGAAGAATATTGGCCCGGTTATCGTGGCGGTTCCTTGCGTGACGCTTGGACGATCCTTCCCATTGAAAAACATGGGGAGCAGTACACCGTGACCATCATCAACAATTTGGAATATGCGTCCTATGTGGAATACGGCCACCGGCAAACACCGGAGCGCTATGTTCCCGCCTTGGGTAAGACCCTGAAGGCAAGTTGGGTGAAGGGACGGTTCATGCTGACGATTTCCGAACAGGAAGTGAAAACCTTGGCCCCGTCCATTCTGAATGATATGTTGTATGAAGCCTTGAAGGGGGTGTTCAGTTGATCAATGAAATCATCAAAGGTGTTTCCATGAAGCTGAACGCCACCTTTGGGGCCGGGTACAAAATCTATCAGAACGATGTGGAACAGGGCTTCAAGGAACCTTGTTTTTTCATTGCTGTCCTGAAGCCTGACATTTCCCCGTTGCAGAAGAACCGATTCATGAACCGGAACCCGCTGGATGTTCACTATTTCCCAACCAGCGGGAGAAATAACGCTGAACTGTTCGCTATGGCCGGGGATTTGATGGAATGTTTGGAGTTCATCACCCTTCCCAATGGGGATGTGCTTCACGGAACTTCCATGAGTTATGAAGTGCAAGACGGAGTTCTTCACTTCTTCGTGAACTACAATTTGACACTTCGCAGAGAAACCGAGGAAACCGCAATGGAAACCTTGGAAACTACTGTGGAGCCAAAGAAAGGGTGATTGAATGGCTACCAGAAAGAAAGCCGCCACCGCACAGGAACCGACCATCACGGCCCCGGTGGTATTCCCCAAAGAACGGGTGTTGACCTTCAGGCGTTACGCTGACCGGCGTGATCTTCTGTCTGTCCTTTTGGAAGATGGAAAGGAATACACCTTCGATCAGATTGATGGGCTGATCAATGACTTTATGAAAGGTAAGGTGAAATAATATGGCCCTTGGCGGCGGCACCTTCTTGGTGCAGAACAAGGTTCTGCCCGGTGCATATATCAACTTCATTTCTGTGGCGCAGGCAAGCGCCACCCTTTCTGACCGTGGCATTGTCACCATCCCCCTTGCCATGAATTGGGGGCCTGAAGGCAAGATTTTCACGGTGGAACAGGCTGACTTTATCAAGAACAGTCAGAAAATTTTCGGCTATGCGTACACGGCGGATGAACTGAAGCCCATGCGTGAAATCTTCCTTCACGCCAAAACCGTTCATTTCTTCCGCCTTGGCACCAGCGGCGTGAAGGCGGCTAACACCTACGCAACGGCCAAATACCCCGGCACCCGTGGTAATGATCTTCGTACCGTTATCACGGCGAATGAGAACACCACAGAACAGAAGCCGCTGTTCGATGTGGCAACCTTCTTGGGAACCGTTCAGGTTGATCTTCAGGAAGGTGTGGCCGCTATCACCGATCTGAAGGCCAATGCCTATGTAGATTGGAAGTCCAGCGGAACCCTTTCCTTGACCGCTTCCTTGCCCCTGACGGGCGGCACCAATGGCACCGTGGCCGATTCCGACTATCAGACCTATCTTGATCAGGCGGAAGCGTACACCTTCAACGCTATGGGTTGCACCGAGAGCAAGGCCACCATCACCGCCCTGTTTGCGGCTTTCGCAAAGCGTATGCGTGATGATGTGGGCAAGAAGTTTCAGGTGGTTCTTTTCCGCAAGCTGGCCGACTATGAAGGCGTTGTGAGCGTCAAGAACGGCCTGATTTCCGACAAGACTTCCACCGCCCTGATCCCTTGGGTTACGGGTGTGATCGGCGGCACGGCGGTCAATAAGAGCGCCACCAACATGACCTATGATGGTGAATACGATGTGGACACCGATTTCACGCAGACCCAGCTTGAAAACGGTATCAAGGAAGGTTCCTTCATGTTCCATCGTGTGGATGAAGCGGTGTGTGTCCTGACCGACATTAACAGCTTCATTTCCATCACGGATGAAAAGTCCAGCGACTTTTCCAGCAACCAGACGATCCGAGTTTTGGATCAGATCGCCAATGATATTGCCGTTCTGTTCGGCAAGAAGTATCTTGGCAAGGTTCCCAATGATGCCGCTGGCCGGATTTCCCTTTGGAACGATATTGTGAAGCACCACACGGAACTTCAGGATATTCGGGCCATTGAGAACTTCAGCGGCGAAAATGTGACGGTTGAAAAGGGCGATACCAAGAAATCCGTGGTGGTTACTGACTATGTGACCCCCGTGAACGCTATGGAACAGCTTTATATGACCGTCTATGTTCAGTAAGGAGGTACAACCATCATGGCAGATAGAACCATCATGAACGCCAAGGATGCTGTTTCCGCTTCCTTGGCTGAATGTTTCGTGACCATCAGGGATAACCGTTACAACTTCATGCAGGCTATCAACCTTGAAGCCAACTTTGAGAAGAACAAAACGGAAGTTCCCATTTTGGGCAAGACCGGCAAGGGCAATAAGGCCACCGGCTGGAAGGGTACGGGTTCCGCCACCTTCCACTATAACACTTCCATCTTCCGTGAGCTGATGAAGCGTTATAAGGACACCGGCGAGGATGTCTATTTTGACATTCAGGTGACAAATGAAGATCCCACTTCTTCTGTGGGCCGTCAGACCGTGATCCTGAAGGATTGCAATATGGACGGCGGCTTGCTTGCCAAGTTTGACGCTGATGCGGAATACTTGGATGAAGATATGGACTTCACCTTTGAAGATTTCGAGATGCCCGAAACCTTCAGCCTTTTGGCCGGTATGCAGTAAGCAGAGCGCCCCGGCCTTACTTCGGTAGGGGCCGGGGCCTTTTTTCGTATCAAAATATAGGAGGAAAAAACAATGAGCCTGTCCGCTTTTTTGGCTGAAAACGCCGTTCCCGTTGAGAACATCAAGTTTGTTGCTTCCAAACGCTTCTTGGGTGAGGATGGCAACCCCATTCCTTGGGAGATCAAGACCATCACCGGCACCGAGGATGAAGCCCTTCGGAAGTCCTGTGCCAAGCGTGTTCCGGTTCCCGGCAAGAAGAACCAGTATCAGAAGGAAACCGACTATGATCTTTACCTTGGCAAGCTGGCCGTGGCTTGTACCGTGTTCCCCAATCTGAATGATAAGGAACTTCAGGACAGCTACAAGGTCATGGGCGCTGATGCCCTTCTGAAAACCATGTTGACCCCCGGCGAATATGCCGAATACCTGACCAAGATTCAGGAAGTGTGTGGTTTTGATACCACCATGCAGGATGAGGTTGATGAAGCAAAAAACTAATCTGTGAAGGTGATGGTGAAGCGAACATTGCTTACTATTGCCTTCACGAACTTCATTTGACACCTTCCGCCTTTTATGCTTTGCCCCGCCGTGAACGGGCCTTCATCATTGCGGCCATTGATGTTCGGGTGGAAGCTGAAAAGAAGAAGCAGAAGGAAATTGAACGAAAACAGCGCCGGGGCCGCCACCATTAAGGCCCCGGCTTCTATTCTCCAAGAAAGGTGGTGATCCCTGTGGGAAACATCCGGGCCGCTATTGCCCTTTATGATGGTGTTACCAGCCCCCTTCAGAGTATGCACAAGGCAATGGGGGTTGTGCTGAACACCTTTGAAGCCATGCAACAGGCTTCCGGTAGAGCCGTTGACACGGCGGCAATCCGGGAAGCCCGTGAAGAATGGGCGAAAGCGGGAACCGCCTTTGATACCATTGAAGAAAATATCAGGAACGCCAACAACGAACAGCAGAATTTCAACAATTCCATCCGTGGGGGTAGCAATTCCGCCAACGGGCTTCTGTCCATCATCAAGAAAGTTGCCATTGCCGCTGGTGGTATCGCCGGGATCAATAAGGTGCTGAACATTTCGGATGAATTGGCAAGCACCAAAGCCCGATTGAATTTGCTTGTGGATGATGGCGGTTCCGTTGAAGCCTTGGAACAGAAGATCATGGCTTCCGCCCAGCGTTCCCGATCCGCTTATTTTGACACCGCTTCCGCCGTTGCGAAACTTGGCCTGAACGCTGGTAACGCCTTCGATGGCAATATGGATCAGGTCATTGCCTTCATGGAACAGGTGAACAAGCAGTTCGTTATTGGCGGCGCTACGGCCCAAGAACAGAGCAACGCCATGATCCAGCTTACACAGGCAATGGCGGCGGGTGCGCTTCGTGGTGAAGAACTAAATTCCATTCTGGATGGTGCGCCGGGTATCGCAAGAGCCATTGAAAAATATATGGGCATTGCGGAAGGTTCCATCAAGACGGTTGCACAGGAAGGCAAGGTAACGGCTGAAGTGGTGAAGAACGCCATGTTTGCTATGGCGGACGAAACCAACGCAAAGTTCGATTCCATGCCCAAGACTTGGGCGCAGATTTGGGCCGGGATGAAGAATCAGGCCCTTTCCATGTTTGCCCCGATCTTGACCAAGATCAACCAGATTGCTAACAGCACCAAGTTCCAGCAAGTCACCACAGCCCTGATCAATGGGCTTGCCGGGGTTGCCAATATCGCTTCTTCGGTGCTGGATATTCTGATTTCCATTGCTTCTGTGATCGTTGATAATTGGAGTTGGATTCAGCCTATTATCATGGGCATTGTGGCCGCTATGCTGATCTATAACGGTGTGGCGTTGGCAACGAATATCATCATGGGTATTCAGGCAACCGCCAAGGCCGTTCATGCGGCGGCAACCGCTATGGAAGCGGGAGCCACTTTCACGGCTACTGTGGCCCAGCAGGGCCTAAATGCGGCGCTTTTGGCTTGCCCCCTTACATGGATTATCCTTCTGATTATCGCCGTAATTGCGGCAATCTATGCGGCGTGTGCGGCAGTTGCCAAGTTCACCGGAATTGCAAATAGCGGCTTCGGTGTGATTTGTGGCGGAATCATGGTGGTAATTGCTTTCTTCAAAAACCTTGGCCTGTCCGTGGCAAATATCGCCTTGGGTATCTGGAACGCTTTGGGGGCTTGTGCTTCCAATATCGGAACGGCCTTCCACAATGTTATTTCCAATGTTCAGGGGTGGTTTTACAACCTTCTTTCTACGGCCCTTACTGTTGTGGCGGGTATCTGTGAAGCCCTGAACAAATTGCCCTTCGTTGAGTTCGACTATTCCGGGATTACCAACAAAGCAAGCGAATATGCGGCCAAATCTGCTGAAGCCTATGGCAATGTGGAGGAATACAAGAGTGTTGCCGATGCCTTCAATGAAGGAATGTCTACCTTTGACACCTTCCAAGATGGTTGGGCCGCTGATGCCTTTGCTTCCGGTGCCGCTTGGGGTGATGGCGTGGCCGATAAGGTTTCCGGTATGTTTGATTTTTCCGCCTTGGATTCTATGGGGGCTGATTCTTTGGATGCCTTCAACCTTGGCAATGATCTTGATAGCATTTACGGGAACACCGGCGATATTGCAAACAACACAGCGGCCACCGCTGATGCCTTGGATATTGCTGAAGAAGATTTGGCCTATCTTCGTGACATTGCGGAGCGTGAAGCAATCAACCGGTTCACTACCGCTGAAATCAAGGTTGAACAGCACAATGAAAACCACATTGCTTCTGAATTGGATGTTGATGGAATTATGGCCGCATGGACAGAGAGTTTTGCAGAACAGTTGGCGGTATCGGCGGAAGGGGTGCATGAGTAATGGCGTATAAATTGTATATGGCGGGAACGCTTATGCCCATCACCCCTTCCAAGGTGACGGTAAAGATCAACAACCAGAACAAGACCATGACCCTGATCAACGGGGAAGAAATCAACATTCTGAAGGCCGCTGGCCTTTCTGATGTGTCCTTTGAACTGGTTCTTCCCCAAGTGTCCTATCCCTTCAGCAACGGCGGAGCACAAAGCGCCGCCTATTACCTGTCCTTGTTTGAACGGCTGAAGGTAAGCAAGACCCCGTTTCAATTCATCCTGAACCGGCAGAAGCCCGGTGGTGGGATGTTTCATTACACCAATTTGACCGTTGGCCTTGAAACCTATGAAATCACAGATGATGCCGGTGAAGGCTTTGATGTGAAGGTGAAGATCAACCTGAAACAGTACAGAGCCTATGGCACCAAGACCGTGACCGTGCAACCGGCCAAGACTTCCGGGGGAACCGCCACCGCAACGGTTAAGGCGCCCCCCCGGCCCACCACAACGGCCCCGAAAGCCGCCACCTATACGGTGAAATCTGGTGATTGCCTTTGGAACATTGCCAAGAAGCAGTTGGGCAACGGGGCCGATTACACGAAAATCTATAATCTGAACAAGGACAAAATCAAGAACCCGAACCTGATCTATCCCGGTCAGGTTCTTACTTTGCCTTCCTGAAAGGGGTGATTCCGTTTGGCAGTTGAATTGTTCATCCAGCATAACAGCACCATTCAATTCCCCGTTGTCAAGGAAGGCGCACGGCTGACCTTGGAGCGCAAGGGAACCCCCGGCAAGTTGGAGTTCACCGTTGTCAAGGGGCCGGGGCTGAATTTTGCTGAAGGTGATCCGGTGAAGCTGACTGTGAACGGAACCGCCATGTTCTATGGGTTTGTGTTCAAGAAAAAGCGTGACAAGGGCGGCACCATTGATGTTGTGGCCTATGATCAGTTGCGTTATTTGAAGAACAAGGACACCATCACAGAAGAAGGGCTGAAGGCTTCTGACCTTCTGAAGCGCATTGCAACAGATTTCCGGTTGAACCTTGGTACGGTGGAAGATACCGGTTATACCCTTGAAACCATCGTGGAAGAAAACCAAACCCTGTTTGATATGATTCAGAACGCCCTTGATGAAACCCTGATGAATACCAAACAGCTTTATGTTCTGTATGACGATGCCGGGAAGCTGACCCTGAAGAACATCAATACCATGAAGCTGAACCTTCTGATTGATGAAGAAACCGGGGAAAACTTCAGCTATGAATCCAGTATTGATGAACAAACCTATAACAAGATCAAGCTGGCCTATAACAATGAAAAAACCGGTAAGCGGGAATTGTTCATTGCACAGGACGGGGCGAAAATGAACCAATGGGGTGTTCTTCAGTATTTTGAAGAAGTTCAGACCAAAACAGGCGCTTCCGCCAAGGCGGATGCCCTGTTGAAGCTGTACGATCAGAAAACCCGCAAGCTGACCATTCAGAACGCTTTCGGTGATGTGCGGGTTCGTGCTGGAAGTGCCGTGGTGGTGGCCCTAAACCTTGGTGATATTGTCACCAACAATTACATGGTGGTGAACAAAGTCACCCACACCTTCAGGGGTGATGAACACATGATGGCGCTTGACCTGATCGGGGGTGAATTTATTGCCTAATGCTATTGATGCAGTAAAAAAAGCGGCTATGGAAGCATTAGAATCCAGCAAGCCGGTGAACATCCTGTTTGGAACTGTCCTTTCCGCTTCACCCTTGAAAATTCAGGTGGATCAGAAATCCATCTACACTTCCAAAATGCTGATCCTGACCCGGAATGTGACTGATTTTGAAGTTGATATGACGGTGAACCACAGCACCGAGGACAAGGGCGGTGGTTCTGGTGCGGCGGCGTATGAAGCCCACAAACACGCCTATGTTGGCAAGAAAACCTTCAAGGTTCACAACGCTTTGAAGGCCGGTGAAAAGGTGCTTCTGATCCGGGTTCAGCAAGGAAAGAAATTCGTGGTTATTGACCGAGTAAAGGGGGCTTGATGATGATTCCGCAAGTTCAGGATGATATTAAACAGGATTTCACCATTGAAACCCTTCCAAGCCGTACTTTCAGGATGAACCACAACAACCTGACCATCATCGGCACCATTGATGAAATCCAAGCTGTGGAACAGGCGGTTTTTCTGATCCTGAACACAGAACGCTATGAATGGTTGATCCATTCTTGGGATTATGGGGTTGAACTTCATAATCTGATCGGGAAAGATGTGGAATACTGTATTCCCGAAATTGAACGCCGGGTTCGTGAAGCCTTGCTTCAGGATGATAGGATCACGGCTGTTCAGAACTTTGAATTTACGGTGAACAAAAAGAAAGTGCTGACTACCTTCACGGTGGTCAGCATTTTTGGCGAAATCAATGCAGAATTGGGGGTTGAAATCTGATGTATGAAGCACAGACCTATGAAGCAATCCTTTCCCGGATGCTTCAGAAGGCGCTTTCTATCAATGGCAATTTGGACACCCGTGAAGGTTCGTTGGTTTGGTGCGGTGATGCCCCCGCCGCCGTGGAATTGCAGAACCTTTATATTGCCCTTGATACGGTGCTGAATGAAACCTTTGCAGACACCGCAACCCGCCCTTATCTCATTTTGAGGGCGGCAGAAAGGGGGCTGAAACCGCAACCGGCAAGCCCCGCCGTGTTGCAGTTGAGCATTACACCAACCACCTTGCACCTTCCCATGAACACCCGCTTTTCCATTGGCGAACTGAACTATTATGTTTCGGCTGACCGTGGAAGTGGTAAGTATGAAATCACCTGTGAAACCGCTGGTGAAGCCGGTAATGACTACACCGGAACGGTGATTCCCATTGAGTATGTGGACGGGCTTGAAACCTGTTCCATTTCCGCCGTGGTGATCCCCGGTGAGGATGAAGAAGATACTGAGGTTTTCAGACAGCGTTACATGGATAGCCTGAACGCCCAAGCCTTCGGCGGCAACCGTGCGGATTATCTGGAAAAGGTGAACGCCATTCCCGGCGTGGGCGGTGTGAAGGTATATCGGGTTTGGAACAGCGATTTGAACCCGGCCAAGCTGATCCCGCCCACGGGAACCGACACTTGGATCAGCGGCCTTTCCGGTGTGTCCGAGGAAATCAAGGCGTGGTTGGATGCCGTGTATGCGGCGGGAGCCAATAGCAAGCTGACCGTGGGCGGAACCGTGAAGCTGGTGATCATCAACAGTTCCTTCAAGAAGCCTTCGGAAGCCCTTGTGGATCAGGTGCAGACCGCAGTTGACCCCCTTCAGAACGCCGGTGAAGGTGTGGGCATTGCCCCCATCGGCCATGTGGTGAGGGTGGAAGGCGTGGGTGAAGATACCATCAACCTTTCCTTCGATTTGTACTATCAGCGGGAATGGAGTTGGGATGATGTTTCCGCCTATGTCACAGAAGCAATCAACGGTTACTTCTTGGAACTGGCCCAAAGTTGGGCAGACCAGAATGAAGCCCTTGTGGTTCGTATCAGTCAGGTGGAAAGCCGCCTGTTGGGGATCACCGGTATTCTGGATATTGCCAACACCAAGATCAACGGTGAAGCGGCGAACTGTACCCTGACCCTTGATCACATCCCGGTTTTGGGAACCATTGAGCCGGGAACCATCGTGATCAACGGATAAGGGGGCCGGGAGCATGGAACGCAAACTGATTGATTATCTTCCCTATGTCATTCGTGATTATGCGGAGTTTCAGGGGATCATGGGGAGCGAACAGCCGGAAATTGAAAAGGCGTGGAACACCACGGATGATCTTCTTGATAACCAGTTCATTCCCACCGCTGGAAACATGGGCCTTTCCCGGTGGGAAAAGATTTTGGGGATCACCCCCAAAGGCACGGACAGTCTTGAAGATCGCCGGTTCCGTATTCTGACCCGGATCAATGAAGAACTTCCGTACACCTTGCCCCAGCTTCGGAACATCCTTGAAACGCTGTGCGGGAAGGGAAACTATTCCGCTGATGTGGAAGAAGGCACCTATCAGCTTCTTGTGAAAATCGGGTTGGCCGCAAAGAACAACTTCAATGATGTTGAATCTTTGCTGAACCGGGTTGTTCCCCAAAACATGGTTGTGACCTTGCTTCAGCTTTATAACACCCATGCGGAACTTGGGCGGTTTACCCATGCCCAGCTTGCCGCCTATACCCATAATCAGTTGAGAAACGAGGTTTTGAAGAATGGCGAATAAAACAACCAACTACAAGCTGACTAAACCCCTTGAATCTGAATTTTATGATGTAGGGGTTCAGAATGAAAACATGGATAAGATTGATACCCAAATGAAGGCCAATGCGGATGCCATTGAAGCCCTTCAGAAAGGTCAATCCGGGAAGGCTGATCTGGTGGACGGTAAGGTTCCCGCCGAACAGCTTCCTAACATGAACTATGATGAAAAAGGCACGGCAGAAAGCAAGGTGAGCGAACACAACCTTGACCAAACCGCCCACCCGTATCTGTTGAACCAGATCGGAACCTGTGTGGAAGCGGCACAGAACGCACAGGATGCCGCAAATGCGGCCTTGGATGCTGTGTCCGGTATCGTCTATACCATCAATGTTCTTCCTTCGCAGAATGGCACCCTGACCTATAACGGACAGGCCCAAAGCCCTTCTTGGAACGCTTATAACCCCGATGCGCTGACCTTGGGCGGCGTGACTACCGGCACCAATGCGGGAACCTACACGGCCACTTTCACCCCCAAGGGGCAGTATAAGTGGGCGGATGGTACGCAGACCGCCAAGGAAGTGACTTGGACGATCAACGCCGCCACCATGACGGTTCCCACGCAGAAGAACAGTCTGACCTATACCGGTTCGGCACAAAGCCCCACTTGGAACAACTATGACAGCGGGAAAATGACGCTTGGAGGAACTACCAGCGGCACGAACGCCGGTTCCTACAATGCCACCTTCACACCGAAAACGAACTACAAGTGGGCTGATGGAAGCACCGGGGCCAAAACGGTTGCTTGGAGCATTGCCAAGGCCGCTGGTAGTTTGTCTTTGAATAAGACTTCCATCAAACTGACCGCCGCAAAGACCACGGACACCATCACCGTGACAAGAGCCGGTAACGGCACAATCACAGCCACTTCCAGCGCCCCCACGGTGGCTTCTGTGAGTGTTTCCGGTTCGGTGGTAACTGTTACCGCCAAGGCCAAAGGAAACGCCACAATCACCGTCAGCGTGGCCGCTGGCACCAATCACACGGCCCCGGCCAATAAGACCTGTTCCGTTGAAGTGACATTGCCCACCAAGGTTCTGAACGATAACAGTTGGGCAACCATCCGGGAAGTCAGTTCCGCAGGTTTGGGAGCCAACTATTGGGCCGTTGGTGATGTGAAATCCATCGTTCTGAATGGCACCGTAAGGAATTACACTTTCAACAACTTGACCGTGAACGCCTTTATTTTGGGCTTCAACCACAATTCCGCCAAGGAAGGTGCGAACAAGATTCACTTCCAGATCGGGAAGATCGGTTCCACGGCAGTTGCTTTGTGTGATAGCAATTATAACAACACCGGTGATGGTTTCCGCATGAATACCAGTCAGACGAACAGCGGCGGTTGGAACGCTTCACACATGAGAAAAACTGTATTGGGCAACAGTAACACCCCCACAAGCCCGTTGGCGAATAGCTTGATGGCGGCGCTTCCCGCCGATTTGAGGGCGGTTATGCAACCCGTGACCAAGTACACCGATAATACCGCCAACGGTGGCGACAATGTTCAGACTTATGTAACGGCCACCACCGATTACTTGTTCTTGCTTGCTGAATTTGAAGTGTTCGGAACAAGAAGCTATGCAAATAGCTATGAACAGAATTATCAGGCACAATACGATTACTACAAAGCCGGTAATAGTAGAGTAGCCTATAATCATTCCGCCGTGTCCACGGCGGTGTGGTGGTGGCTTCGTTCCCCTTGTTGCAACGGCAGCAATTTTTTCCAGAATGTCAGCACGGGTGGCCACATCAACAATTACATTGCCTATTACTGTGC